AGGTCCCGTGTCCGCATGCGCGCCTCGTCGCCGAAGATGCGGTTGGAGAAGACCTCCACAGCCTTCTGCGCCTGGACAAGCTGCTGGTCCGTCACCGTGACTCCCGTGGAGTCGGTGACGTCCTGCGCAGTCGCCCAGGCGTTGACCATGTCAGGCCCCGCCCTCGATGACGTCGCGGGGCGTGGTGGTGTCCTCGGGGTGATGGTCGACGGAGGCGGGCACCGTGTCCACCGAATAGGTGAGGACCAGCGACAGGCCGTCCGGGTGCTGCTCCTGGCCGTCGAAGGACACGTCGCCGCGCGGGTGCAGGCCGCGCTGGATCGCCTCGTTGACGACGCCAGCACGGTTGGCCTCGTGCTGGTAGTCCTCGTCGGTCCACCGTGCGGCGAGAACGACGAATTCCTTGACGAACCGGGTGCCGTCCGCGCCGTCTGCCGTCCGCTCGTCGACTTCGACCTCAGGCTCGCCGGCCTTGGCCGGGTGCTGCCTGGCGCGGCTGCTGCTCGCGGTCTTCTTCGCTCCTGCTGCCATGGCTCACCTCCCTGGTTGTCCGCCGCACCGCCCGGAGCCGTCGGGCGGTGCGGGGATTGGAGGGCTGGTCAGCCGACGAGGATGGACGCGCCGTTGGGGTGGCCGTAGGTCCAGCCGCGGCGGGCGCGCATCTTGAGGATCGACTCGTCGGTGAGGGCGGACAGTCCGTCGCGGCCGTCGATGAACACCGACTCCGGGCCGGACCGGATGCCGAGGAGCATGAGCTCGGGGTTGACGAACGCCATGAGCGGCCGGCCTGTCGGGGTCGGGGTGGCAGTGGCGTTCAGCTTCGCGCCGAGGCTCCAGCGGACGTTGACGCCGAAGATCGTGTCCGGTGTTCCAGCCGTGCCCTGGACGAAGATCGGCCGCTGCTGGCCGTCGACGACGCCACGCAGGCTCTTGCGGAACGCCGGGTGGGCGATGGCGACCATGGAGCCGGGGTCGTAGTAGTCGCCCTGTTCGACGGAGCCGATCGCGGTGGAGAACTCGCTGTAGGACGGGGCGCCCGACGAGGCGGCGGTGGTGATGTTCGCGCCGCCGGTGTAGCTGAGGGTCGCGTCGGTGGTGTTCAGCAGCTGGTAGAGGCTGGTGAACGGGACCGTCGTGCCGTTGGCTGCCGCGGACACGGCGAGGGAGGCGTTGTCGATCATCTTGGCGTAGGACTTGCCCCAGCCGATCATCTTCGCCTCGATGATGTTCGCCACCGAGTCGTCGATGTCCTCCTCGGCGACGCGCGCAGCCTGCCCGAACTTGATCGCGGACAGCAGGACTTCGTCGTTCAGCGACGTGTCCTCGGCGTAGGTGCCGCCCTTCGCGACCACAGCCACGCTCATACCGGCGGTGCGGGGGACGTGCTTGGTGTCGGAGCCCATGGGGATGCGGGCGGCGAGCGCCTCGACGGCGGAGATCTGGGTGATGGACTGGACGACTCGCGAGGTTTCCCACTCTTCGGGAATCCACGCTTCCATGGTGTTGCGTGCCACGGGGGCCCTCCTGCGGGCGGCGTGATGGGGAGTTGTTGGGCTCGGGCCCCATCACGGGCGCCTTCGCAAAGCAGGGCGGCGGCTCGCTCCGATCACCGGAACAATTCACCTGGTGCTGAATATACCTCTTGGGGTCAAGCCCTGCCCAGGAGCCGGGCGGCGTGCTGCTCGGCCGTGGACTTGGGCTTCTCCGGAGCGGCTGGCCGGGGTGCGCCGGTGGGCCTGACCTTCGGCTTCCTGGCGGGCGCCGAGAACAGTTCCGGGTAGTCGCGGCGCAGATCGTCTATCGCGGCCTCCAGGCCGGACACGGATCCGTCGTCGCCGACGTCGAGGCCGTCCATGTCGACGAGCTTCAGCAGCCGGGACAGGCGGGACTCGCCCTTCTCGCGGGCCGCATCCGATTCGGGCTCCTTCTCGTCCTGCAGAAACGCCAGCGCGCCAGCCTCGACGAGCGCGGACCGGGCGGCGGTGCGGACGAGGGGCTGCCGGTACCGCTTTTCGCCCTCCTCGCGGGCCTCGCGGAGGGCCTTCTCGTGCTCGGTCTCGTCGCCGCGGGCCTTGTCCTCGAGCTCCTTGTTCTTCAAGCGGTGCCGCTTGGCGTCCTCGTTGGCCTTCTTCAACGCGGCCTGCGTGCGTGCCCACTCCGTCTTGGAAGGCGGCGCGTAGTCGTCGTCGCCCGGCTTCGGGTCGTCCTTCTTCGCCGGCGGCTTCGGCTTCGGCGTCTCGTCCGGCTCTGTGTCAGGTTCGACGTCGAGCTCGGTGTCCGGCTCTTCGTCGACCTCGACGTCGACGTCGGGCTCGTCGGTGGCGGTGTCTGTCTGGATGCCCATCTGGTGTTCTCCCATCACGGGGGCGGTTGGCGGCGTCCGTCGCGGGCGCCCGGGGGTTATGCGGCTTGGGTGAAGCGGCCGGTCCGCAGTGCGGCTCGGGCGCGCGCCTCCACCGCAGGCAGCAGGTCGGGTTCGGTGCGCAGGAGCTCGCGGGCGGCGCGCAGCCGTGCGGCCCGGGACTCGGAGGGGCGGGCCGTGCCGTAGCCGAGGGAGCGGTGCGCCTCTCGCTGCAACGCCAGCGGAAACGGCACGCCGGACGTCGTCCAGGCGTCGTTCCAGGGGACGGTGCGGCAGCGACAGTTCGCATGCAGCGGCGGCCCGTCGATGCCCTCGGCGCCGATGTGGCGCTGGCGGGGATCCCACGACAGGCCGCCCGGGAAGGGCTCGTCGATCGGGGCGGTGCGGCCTGTGTAGGCGAGGCAGCGCACGCACGCGTCTGCTTCCGACACCCACAGCCTGACCTTCGCCGACGCCCGGATCACAGCGTCCAAGCCCTCGTTCACGGCGGTGTTGACGACCCAGGCGACGTGCGCGCGGATCGCAGAGAAAGTGGCGTGGCCGGCGCCGATCCCGGTCAGGAGGTGCGTCCAGCGGGTGATCCGGTCGGGCTGCAGGAGCTGGAGGGCACGATCCCGGCGCTGGGTGATGAGGTCTCCGAGCCGGCGGGCTTCGCCGAGGAGACGACGGCTGGGCCGGAGCGCGCTGACGGTTCGACCGCGCCCTCTGGCCGCGCGCAGGAACTCGCCCCCCTGCCGCACCCCGAGGGCCAGTGCTTCTCCGATGCTGTCGTTCAGGGCCGTGTCGGCTTGCGGGGTGACGCCGTCGAGGATGCGGCGGATCGCTGCGCGGGCCGCGGCAAGGATGCGCCGCAGCAGGTCACCGGGCATGGCGGGCTGGTCGGGGCCGCCGAACGCGCGGGTCCAGGCTGCGAGGGTACGGCGGATCAGCTGGGCGAACAGGGTCTCGCCGTTGCCGAATGACGCCGAGGCTACTCGATGCTCCAGGTCGATGACCTGGCCGGTGTGCTCGTCCTGGACGAGACGGGCTAGGTGCTCGCTGCTGTACGGCATCAGCCCTGCTCCTGCGCCACAGCGAGGGCTTCGAGGTCGTCGATCGTCCCAGCCAGCAGGGCGGTGACCTGCTCGCCGCTGATGACGCCGAGCGTGGCGGCAGAGCCGAGCTTCTGTGCGGAGTCCGCCAGGCTGGCGAGGACGTCGACGCGGCGCTGCAGTTCAGCATCGTCGACGCCCGCGAGCCATTCGTCGACCTGCTCGGCCCGGTAGCCGGCCTCCATGAGGGCCTGCTTGCGCGGCACACCGGCGGCAATCTTTGCTTTGACGGTCTCCCAGCCCTGCGCGTCCGTGACGCTCTTGGCGGGCACCCAGTCCACGGACAGGACCGGGTCGATGACTCCGAGGCGGCGCAGGGCGAACACGAAAGCCTCGTGCGTAGCCGCCCCGTAGGACGTCTGCCGGATCTCGACCTTGCTGATGAACGGGCCGTCCTCCTCCTGGTAGGAGACCCCGGACCGCTGCCGGCTGGACTGCGGGTCGAACATCCGCAGGGGCGTGTCGGTGATCTGCGCCATCGCGCGGATGTTGAAGTGGATCGGCTCCAGGAACACGCTGGGCTGTGCCGCGTCGAACTGGCCGACGGCCTTGAAGCCGCGCA